TCTGGCGTAAATTCGGGCGCCGTGTTTTCAGTCCCGTCGGACGTGGCCGTGTTTTGATTCTCGTCAGAATTAAGATTTTCAACCATGTTGATCCTCTGCCGTGTTTAGTGTCCCGTCGGACTGTTAAATTATTGCGCCGGCTGGCACTTCTGGAGGCTCTGGCACCTGGCCAGTCACCCCGATCTCGCCATCCTCGTTAGCTGCTTTGCATAAAAACAAAAAGGCTAGACCGTCTTTCCAGTCTTGCGGGTCCAGGTCCATACCAATGGGGCCGACTGTTCGCCCCTCCCTGCTCAGCGCTTCGGCGATGCCAGCCAGGGCAGCCTCCACCAACTCGTCGGCGCTGATGGTGCCGTTGTCCCACTTGACCGTTTCGGGTCGCCCGAAAAGTGTCAGCTTGACGGTGTAGGCCATTATTTAGCCGCTAGCAGGCCCAGGATAAAATCAAAATAGTCCTGGTCCTTTTCGTAGAGTTCATAATTGCCATAAAAGACGCCCTCCAACCCCATTGACAGAATCTCCCAGGCGTCTCGGCCGTAGTCCTTGCCCATATATTCGTCGGTGAAATCGTCGCGCCGTGTCTGCTCATTCTTTTCGTAGCCACTGCCCAACCATTTCAGGCTCTCGCCTTTGGTTCGTCGCTGGTAAAACTCTTTTTCCAGATCCTGCACACCGGGCGTGGTATATTCGATCCGATGGCCGAACTCATGCAATACCGTAGTCGGCGCCGTGGGGCTGTTGGCGGTAGCCCTAAAGTTGCCCACATAGGTCGGGACACCCTTTACCACCCGCCGTTTGCCGTGCTGGTAAAACCCCCGCTGGGTATTCATAGCCCATAACTCGAACTGGTTGCTGATACTGTTATCGACCCAATCTGAAGGCAACAGCTCCGCCGCCTCCCCTATCATGTCCTTCATCTTGGCCAGGCTGCCAGGCGAATACTGATGCTTCTGCCCTTGCGCCCCCACAGATCGGATCTGTGCTAGGGTCTTTTTTACCACCTGGGCCAAATCTTTCCTGACTACCCTGGCATTGGATGTTTGCAGGAACAAGCCGGACACGGCGGTGTTTTCATTGGTTTTAACAAAGGTGTCCAAAACGTCCAGGATGCCAGCCAGTTCACCGACACTAATGCCGGTATTAGTCGGCACATCCTTGTAGTACCTATCGCTAACCACATCCAGAATGTGATCGACTTTCTTAAAAGCGGCCTCGGCTAGCGGCGTCAACTCCCTAGAACTGATTAGGGTGCCCTCAAAATCACGCACCAGGCGATTAATGGACTTATAGGCGTCCGTACGGACAGCGCTGTCAAACGGGTTGGCTTTTAGCTCTGGCTGAACCTTTTGCACCAGTCTTTTGCCCAGGTTGCGTAAGATCGCTACCTCTTGCGTCGTAGCGATCCCGCCTGACTTAAACGCCTCCAGCCCCTTGTTTTTTTCCGTCTCATATTCGGCCGCCATCTCAGCCCGCACCATAGCACCGACACGGATATAATCCTGTTCACTGGTCAGCCCTTGGGAGATCTCGCGCCGCACCGAATCGCCGAAGGTGGCTGGAGCCGGTTCGGGTGTTGGCGTTGGCGTGGGCGCCCGCCCATAATAAGCCGTTTCGGTATCGGTCACAGACTGCACAAACATTAATTTCTGCCGCTGGATGTAGTTCTCAGTAAACCCGTTCGGTTTCTTGCCGTCCGGCACCATTAAGGGGTTGACCTTCAGCGCTGGCACGTCTCTTGGCTGGTCCCAGGCCTCAACGTCACGCAGGGTGTCAACGCTGTAGCAGAGGCAATTCGGGTGCGGTTTAGGCGGTAGCAACTCCGGCGGATAAACACCCGCCCCCAGGCCGTATAGATCTTGTTTGCTCAGGTAGTCGCAAACGTCCCATTCTGGGTGCTGAGCTGATAGTTCCCACTTGATGCCTTCCACCACTGGCGACAGCTCGGACGACATGCGCCGCGCCTCCCAATAACTGTTATTGATCTCTGTCCTCGCCAGCCGCATGGCTTTGGAACGAACCGAGTCGCCCATGCCCTGGCCACCGCCCAAAACAAACTGCTCCAGCTTCAGGCTCAAGTTGCGGGCCGATTCGCCGCGAGCTATCCCGGCCAGCAGCACCGATTCGATCTGGTCGGTCTGGTTATCGGCCCAGATGCTAGCGCTCAGCTTCAGCCCCTCCCGGTCCTGTCGATCCGCCGACCAGTTCAGCACCTCCCGCGGTACCTGGGTAAAATCGGCCACCACGTCGGCCCGTAAATTCTCCTGCAGCAGATCATTGGTTTCCTCCTGCATAATGGCCGCCACTTCGTCGGCGATGGCTTGCACCTGGTCACTAATGTCCTTTTTCAGCCCGATGGCCAGCTGGTTCATCAGGGCCGCCACCTGTAGCCGGCGCCGGTTATAAAACTTTTTGGTCAACGGACTGTCGGTATTGCCTATCAGTCGCTTCAGTTGATCGGCCGCCGTCTGCAGGGCGGTTAGTACCCGCTCCTCGGTTTCGGCCGTCCGTTTCAGCGGCGCGTATCGTAAGCTGAGAATCGACTGCTGATAGGCGTTAGGCATCAGACGTCAAACCGCTCCCGCTGAGCTTCCAATGTAGCCAGGGCCTGCAGGTTATCCTCGGCGTTGTCGTCCAGCTGGTCGCCCACCTGCTGCTGTTCCTCCTCGGTCATCTTGGGGTCGAGCCGGTTGGCTACCTGGTTCAGGTACTGAGAAACAAAGGCCGGGCTTTGGTCGCCGTAGACTTTGCGGATCAGCTCGGCGTTTTTCAGCACTGTCTCGATACCCTCGATCTCATAGTCGTCTGGATAGTCGATTACCACCTGCGGCTCCTGGATCTCCTGCCACTTGGCCCACAGGCGGAAGATGTCGGTTTCGGCTTTCTCCAGGTTACGCGAAAAACTGGTTAAAACGTTGTTCAAGCGGTGGAAATCCATCTTTTTGGCCAGGCCGCTCTGGGCGGCATTAACAAAATAGTCCAGCGAGGCCGAACGCATAATCTCTTTCACCAGGTAGTCGTCAGCGTAGTCTTTCATAAAGCTAGCCGGGTCGGTGGGCGGGCTGACGTAAGTGGGCGGCTGAGCTTCAGCCGGGTACTGGAACAGGTTGGCGGCCGAGATGACCATCTCCTCCTCCTGCCCGTCGCTCATATCATCAGCCGCGGCCAAAAATGGGAAGGCCTGACGACTGATAAACTCGTCGATATAAGACACCGTATTGGCCAGCATCCGGTTCAGGGGCGCTATATCGTTCAGGGCCGACAGGCCGACAAATTCTTTGGTCGGATGCTTCTGGAAGTAAACCAGCACCATCGGCACCTCGCCCAGCTGGTGCTCGCCCTCGGCCACCAGTTGGCCGTCCTGATCGTGGATATACCAGGCTTCACGGGTCCAGGTGCGGTAGCTGGTCGTTTTTTCGCTCTCCTCCTGGAACGGATCTTTAGAGCGATAGCTGATCTCTTGAACCCGCACCCACTCCAGCGAGCCAAACCGGTCCTGACTCCAGTCCACGATGTCCGGCGCGGTATAGAGGCTGAAATAGGGCCTCAGCTCCAGCTGTTGCTGGTCGCGCAGGGTGAAGATCGCCTGATCGGCCTGCGGCGCGTCGACAAAGATGGCCGCGTGACCGTAGATCTGGGCATAAATAGCCGCCCGCTTCATGAAATCGTCAATCGAGGAGTCCTTTTGATCCACATTGGCCAGGAATAGGTCGATGTCTGGCAGGTCTATCTCCCGTCCGATGGTGGTGTCAGAACCGAAGATGAAATCTCGGTAAACGTCAACCACCGTCCGGCAATAGTTGGGGTAGATGCTGCGGTCGACACGGAGCTGGTAGTCGTCCGAGCTCTCGCGCAGATGCTGCCATAAGTTTTGGTCGCTGCGGCTGCGGCCCTGGCTGCCATAATCGGACCGCCAGCTGGCCCACTCTCGGCCGCCCTCATAGGCCATCTGAAAGAATGACCAATCCGCCGACAGTGACTCATAGATGGGGTGTTTGATTGCTAGGTTCATATGCTGACTGCCTTGCGCTCCCAGCGCTGGCCGTACTTGGCCTCACAAAGTTCAAGGAATCGCCCCCGTTCCATCAGCCGATAGCGGCAGTAATCCGGGTGCACCAGCTTGGTGCGGGTGACGATAAATAGCGTCTTGTCGTAGTGGACCAGATCGCGGAACTCCAGATCCGAGTCACAGCGCAACATAATCATGCGGCCGTAACGGCCAGCCTCGATGTCCTCCTCGATCACCGGGTCCTTGAGGTCGAACAGGTAGAAAGAGTGCGGTATTCGGCTAAATCTCATAATAAAAGCAGTTGACCATTGATCTGATCTTTGGCCCTTTGGAGCGCCTCAGCCTCGGTATCACCGACCAGAACCTGGTCCGGGCTGGGCCGGCCTTGTGCCTCCAGGCCCAGATACTCAAATTCGTTCATGTCCAGATATATCTCCACCTTGTACGGGTCCGAGGCTGGCAGCCCCTGTGACTTGATGATGAAAAGATGGCCACAAAACTGCTGGCTGTTCATATGCCGCGCACCTTGCGCATTTTGTAAACCGGTTTTGGTGGCGGTTGGTATAATGCTATCGCCAGAGCGTCACCGAAATCGGTCGAGCGCCCGATCCGTTTCTTGATGTCGTCCTTGCCCTCCAGCCGGTACTGGCCACGGCTGGTGAAACTGTATTGCGGCGCTGATAGATCCTCGGTCAGCTTAGGGTAGTCGGGCAGGCTGCCGTGATCGACCCACTCCTTAATCATGAACCAGAGCTCGGTTCTGAGGTTAAAATACTTGTCGCTCTCGGCCGCTTTCCGGGCCGAATTAACGCCCACCGCTTCGACCCCCATCTCGCGCAGGCGGTCGATCACACCGGCCCCCAGGCCGATCTCGTCCACCTGCACCCGATCCACACTGAAGCGGGTACGGGTATCCTGCACCAGGCCGCAAATTTCCATCATGTCCGTCTGATTCCTGCTCTGGATGTCCAACACCTCGTCGCCACGACGTACCAGGATCACCGTCTCATCAGAGCCGAACCGAGCCACGTCAACGCCCATGACCACCTCGCCATCGGGCCGAACACGTCGCTCAACAGCCTGCTCTACTTCATGCAAGGAAATCAGTTGCTCGTCCGTGCTGTCAGGAAACACGCCCAGGATACGGGAGGCCCAAAGGGCCGATTCTAGCCCCCACTCCTGCTCTTTTTCCTCCACCCAGCTCTTAGAGATCAGCACCTTGTCCATCTCGTCCGGCACCTCCTCACCGCTGAAGCTGGGCGTATCGTAGGCGGAGATACTGATCCGTTCCCATTCACCCACTCGGAAGGCGTCATAAAAGTGGCCGGACGGTATGGTCGGGTTGCCGATCCATAGCATGTGCGCGTTGCCGCTGGCCATTAACGACTCGGCCCCTTCCAGCACGTCGCGGGCCACCCCTGGCGCTTCGTCGCAAATTACCAGGATATTCTCCGAGTGGAAGCCCTGGAAATTGACGCTTTCGTTGGGGCTGATACCGGTAGCGAAATGATCGGCGCTCAGCCTTAAACGAGTAGTCAGCACCTCGCCCTGGAACCCTTTCGGTAGCAGGCGGTCACGATAAAGGCGCCGGATCTCAGACCATAGCAGGTCAGTCACCTGGTACCAGGTCGGGGCGGTGGTGATGATCTTGCAGGGCCGCTTCAGATAAGCAAAGGCCAGCACGGCCACGGCGGCAATAAACGTCTTGCCCGCGCTGTGGCAGCTCCGCACCACTGTGCGTCGATTATTAAACACCGACTCCAGCACCTGGCGCTGTTTAGACCACAGGTGCACGTCCAGGAAGTCCTCAGCCCAGCCAGCCGGGTCGGCCTGGTAGAGGTCGTCCCGCGCCGCCTGCTCGATAGGTATCAGCTCAGACGGTGAGAAGCTGCTGGCCATCTGCCGCAGAAGCGGTTTCCGGTAGTGGCTCAGATTGATTGAAGATAGATTCATCTAATGTCACTTCGCCCAGGGCCTCAACGGCCTGCTTGGCGTCGCCTTTTAGGAATACCAGCACATTCTGGTGCGTTTTGCCCAGCTTGCGGCCAGCCGAAAACATTCGAGCCGCCCGAATGGGCAGGCTGCCCAGTGATGTCACCAGGATAGCCTCGTTGTAATAAGTTAGACCGGCCTCCAGAAAGGCCTGGACAGTGTCGCCGATCAAGTTGTGATAGTTGCCTTTCTTGTCCCGCACCTCGCCCACCACAAAGCAGGCCAGGCGGTCGTCTTTCAGCCGCTGGCAAGACTGGCTGATAATATCGCGGTAAGCTGTCAGGAAGTCGGGATAGTCCATGTTAGAGATGTCGCCCTCCTCCTCACTGTAGACTTCCAGGTCAAAATAAGGCGGGCAAGAGAACACGAAATCGAACTCGCCCGGTGGCAGCGCCTGACGGCTGTCGCCCTGTATCCATTCCGGCCTCAGCTCGTCCAGCATTGTCTCGGCCTGCTGCCGGTTAGCCTCCAGTTGGGGACCGCTGAGGTCAACGCCAACGTATCGGCGCCCCAGCTTGGCGGCCACAATGCCGCGCACCGAGCCACCGGCAAAAGGGTCAAGGACAGAGCCGCCAGGCGGGCAAAACCAGCGATAGGCCAGTTCACAGAGCACCGGGTCAAAGATCGAGGTGCCAGCCTTCTCTCCCCTGGCCAGGTCGCTAAATTTAAGCAGGTTCAGACCACGCCCCAGCTCGGACTGGATACCCAGGGCCAACCAGGCCCGTTTCCGTTCCTGCCAGTAGCCTTGACGAGCGTCTAGCACCGAGAAGGGCGGCACCAGGAACCGCTGGGATAATGTCTGTCGCGCCACCTCGGCCTGCTCCTCCCCCTGGGAAGTCGAGCTACTGTCTATCTCGGCCAGGATCTCCTCCAGCTCGTCGGCGTAGAATCCGGTATCAGGTAGCTCGTCCTCGTCCATTTCAAGGCTCTGCACCAGTTCGTCCAGGGCCACCAGATCCCATTCGGAGGTTTCGGCGGTGCGGTTGTCGGTGATGGCGTAGAGCTTGGCGTCGTTCTCGCTGAAATCGAGGTAGATGACAGGCACTTCCTCCAGGCCCAGCTCCTGGGCTGACTCTAGGCGCCCATGTCCAGCCACCACCATATTATCCTCCTGGCGCACCAGGATGGGGTTGGTGAAGCCGAACTTTTTGATCGAGCGCTGTATATCCTGGATGTTGCGTTCCGAGTGGTGTCGCGGATTGTCGGCGAACGGTTTCAGCTCCTGCGGGTCGATGTATTGAACTTGTAACTCAGCCATTTTAGCCTGATGGGCCCTCCTGGATACCGATCAGCTGGCACAGCCAGCGGTTGGAAATATCGAAGGTCAGGGCCAATTGCCGCAGGTCAGCGCAGGGCATCTCCTCGGCTGGCAACTTGCTAATCCAGGCCAGTTTTTTCATTACAGCGGCGTTAAACGCCTTGGAAGTAGTAAACAGGTTCTCGGTGTACGTCCGTATTTCGCCCTCATGTTGTTGACGCGCTTCGATCAGGGCCATATTAGAGATGTGCAGGTCGTAATCCTTAACCCGTTCTTGCCAATCGTAGTTGGTCGACCATCGCCCCAACTGGGTCCAGCCGGTTTTTGTGCCGTTTACTTCCACCCCGGCCAATTGACGCAGGGATCGCTCAGAGGCGGCCATGTCCCGATAGAGCACAAAATACTCGAAAGCGCGGGCCGATTCTCGGCCAACAGGTTTATCCCAGCTGATAGTGGTGGTGGTTAGCATCTGTTATTCAAGGAATCATATCCAGTAAAGTTTCGCCGCTATAGCCGCGCGATTTCAGCTCGGCCACTAGCTCAGCATTAGACCAATCGGCCAGTGAAGTTCGGCCCTGATCGTCCAGCTCCCAGGTCCGTTTCTCCCAGCCGACAATATAAATCTCCTGGTTGGTGCGGTTGGGTTCGTCGCCCCGTTCCGGTCGGTAGCCGTACCGGCAGCCGATCAGGACATTATTCCAGTTCCAGCCGGAGCGCTGGACTTTCAGCTCCAGCTTGGACACGCTGCCCACCCGGTTCAGGGCCGAGCGGGTACCGTTACCGATAGCGCCATCGACCGAAATCCACTGACTAGGATCACCAGCCGCCAGCTTGTGGTTGATAGCCGCCTGCAGCGTCATATTGGCCATCCTCGGCCCGCCATTAACATAATTATCAAAGTAATAAGCGGCCGCTGTTTCGTCGATCTCCAGCTGCTCGGCTTTAGCTTCGTCCCATAACCGGAGGTAGATGTCACGGGCCTCGGCCTCCTCCAGGTCCTCGACGTCTTCCCTAGTGGCCGAAGGCTGTAGCTGCTGCAGGGTGGCCAGGGTGACACCAAATTTGGTGGCCCCGCCGCGGTCGGTTTTGAAGTCGGTAAAGACACGGCCTTCATGGTGAAGGATAGATTCGAATATCTGGTCAAAGTTTGCCATTAATACCTCAGTCGATTAAGTCATCAAGTTCGGACTCCAGCTCGCGCACCTCGCGCAGCCCGAAGGCGATCATCTTCTGCACCTGCACCAGCTCCTTATCCAGGGCCTCCCGTCGTGGGATTAGCTCTTGCAGCCGTCCCCGCCAGGTGCTGATCAGCCTGGTTATCATTTCCCGTTCGGTGATCGGTTCCACCGCTGGAGGGCTGAGCCCGATTTCACGGAGTGCTGTCTGTTCTTCGGTCAAAACAACCACCTGACGGCCTTAACCGCGCCCCAGGCTATACCAGCCCAGAACAGCAGGCTCCACAGGGCTAACCCGGCCCAAACATAAATAAATGATGAATCGCATTTTTTCTTCATATAACTGCTACCTGATTCAGTAACGGAGCCTCGCCATAAATGCGCTGTTCAGCCATAGCTGCATATTCGGGGTTGAGCTCGATGCCGATAGCGTGCCGTTGTAGTTGGTTAGCCACCAATAAGGTTGTGCCGGCACCGGCGAAGGGATCAAGTACCGTCCCGCCTTCAGGGCATCCGGCCTGAATACAAGTTCTCGGCAGTTCGGGCGGGAAAGTGGCGAAATGCGCTTGCGAGTATGGCTTGGTTGTGATCGTCCAGACTGAGCGTTTGTTTCGGCCGAGGGGGTTATATTGTCGCACCCCAACAGTGAAAGCCGCCTGCTCCTTGTTCACATCATCCAATCGGCCGCTGTGTGGTGTCAAGCTCTCATGTTCACCCCTCCCCCGCCAAGGCTCTTTATGCCGCTCCCGCACCGCATCAGCATCATAATAATACTTGCCCCCACTATCAGGATGAGCCAGCAGAAAGATGCTTTCGTGCGCTTTAGTACAGCGATCACGCACCGATTCCGGCATCGGGTTGGGCTTGTGCCATATGATCTCCTGCCGTAGATACCAACCGTCGTCTTGTAGGCCGAAGGCTACACGCCAGGGAATGCCGCAGAGGTCTTTGGGCTTGAGTCCAGAAACGGCAGTATTAGGAGATGTCTGTTTCTGATATTTGGCAGAGTTCCTAAACCCATCTGCGTGCTTGCCATCTCGCCATACGCCACCATCGTGGTTGCTGTTGCTTTGTGGCTTGCTACCACCACTCGCGTAACTGTCCCCCAAGTTGAGCCAAACGGTGCCGCTCCGCTTCAACACCCGCGCCACTTCGCCGAACACCTTGACCATAGTGGCCACGAACTCCGCCAGCGTTGGCTCTAGCCCGATTTGCCCTTCCACTTGATAATCCCTTAACCCCCAATAAGGCGGCGAAGTGACAACGCAGTCAACAGAGGCATCCTCTAGCGTGCCTAGCATTACCAAAACATCGCCGACCAGAATCTTGCTGTTAAACATGGTTTACTGCTCTAGTATCTGCCCCCTTAGCCGAATGCCTTAATCCTATCCATTATCAAAGCCGCACAGTGCGGCACTATAGCGTTTCCTAATCCTCTAAGTCTGTCCACCCGGTGGGGAACCCCATCAGCCACTCGACCCAGGTCGGGTTCAACTTTCCACCAGCTACCACATCCAAGGGTTTTGTGTTTCGGCGTTGTTGTGATGGGCTTCCGTTGTTCTTCCCACAATTCGCTGTTGGCGTGGGAAAGCGGTTCACTTCGGCTGTCAAGTTTGTTTGTGCGAATCCGGTTTTTACTTTTCTTTTTTGTATCGTTTCCCATGATTCCGTTGATTCGTTCGCCCTCGGAGTAGGCCAAAATCCAGACCCTTTTACGGAGATGGGGCGCACCCACATCGGCTGCGGATATAATCTGCCATTCCGCATCATAGCCGATGCTGGCAAGGTCGCAGATAACTCGTCCAAGCCCTCGATGAAGGAGCATTGGTACGTTCTCAATGAGTGCGTAGCGGGGTCGTATTCCGCTAATGAGCCGTAACATTTCAAACCAAAGACCCGACCTTTCACCCTCTATACCCTCCCCTTTACCGGCCACACTGATGTCCTGACACGGAAAGCCGCCAGTAAGCAAATCAATATCATCGAACCATTCAGGCTGCAATTCAGTAATGTCTTCATAAATTGGCACATCTGGAAAATTCTTTTTTAACACCTTCTGGCAATAGTTGTCTATCTCACAAAACCCCTGTAACTCCAGATCATCAGCCCACACCCAGGAAGCGGCCAAAGCGAAGCCGCCGATCCCGCTGAACAGGTCCAGCATCCTCATTGCTCTAATATCTGCCAAACTTCACGCGCTGAGTGCACGATAAAGTAGCTGTGCCCTAACTGCTCCACCCGGCGCTGAAAGTCTTTCTGCCGATCCGTTTGCCGCCCCTTGGGTGTTTTGACCTCCAGAAAGACGGTTTGCCCATCTTGCAGGAACAGCAGGAAATCAGATGATCCCACCTTACCGAAACGGATGAAAGCGCCGTGATCGGTTTTATGAGCGCCGGTGTTGTTTTTGATGTAGACACAGCTCCCGCTCTTTTCGTAGACGCGCAGCACCTGTTCGATAGCGGTTTGGATCTGGGACTCTTTCATTTACCACAGCACCAGCTGGGATTCAGTCGGCGGTTTTTCCATCTCACCCTCCGACAATACAGGCAACAGGAGATCGCCCTCATCCTGGTCCTGCTTCCATTGGTGAAGGTCGCCGAGGCTACACTCTTTTACCAAATCCTCCGAGTCCCAATAAACCATTGCCCCCCATCGGTGGTTTTCCGTTGCCTCTAGCTTTTCCAGCCATTGCCAAAAGAGACCGGTCGGACAGGGCCAGGGAAAATCTGGATACTTATGGCTGCGTTGCTTTAGGTGCAGAAACACGACCAGCAGGTCGCAATCCGTCTGGTGCGAGACTTCAATATAGTGTAAATAGTTATCCAAATCGATCCCCGTGGTCCAGATCTTACGGTTACGGTTCCATCCAAAGACTTGCTTCGTTTTTACCTCTACCCAAAACTTAGACACGGCCTCGTCGTCCTTAATGGCCAGCAAGTCGGGTTGAATCAACTTGCCATTAGGTCCGTAAACTCTCGGCCCCTGAAACTGGCGGCTGCTACTGAAATCAGAGATCACCGTGTGCCCATAATGCCGCAACCACGCCTTTACCAGATCCTCACCCTTTGAGCCAACGGCCAATTGCGCCTGGAAATCATCTTTCATGGCTGGGCTATCTCATTGCCCCAAGACTTCCAGCCCGCCACTTCTCGGCGAGCGAATAACTCTATTTTTGGCCCATCTGGGTATATTTGGTCAATTATCTGCCTGAACTCCTCCGGTTTTTCTGAGTGTTTGTCGGTTTTGGGGATAGAGACAACGCTATCATGTAACTTTCGATCTTGAGCCAATGGCGTATAACTGCCGCGAGTGCAAACCAGTAGAAACTCATGGCGGACAGAGTTATAATGGCCGAAATTATGCTTTTCCTTATCCCAAACAAAAGACGTTTTATAGTTGAATCCCCAGGCGTTGATCACCTCGAAAGACGACTCTAACAGCGGCGAAGTGGTCCATAAGAACAGAACCGAGTTTTCGGCCGCTAGCTGGTGGACCGGCAACTGGCACAGCTCGTCAATACTCATGGTGGGGTAATGGGTGCCAGCTCCCCCGTAACTGGACAGGCCTTTCCTGTCATCGCCATAGCTCCAGGGCGGATCGGCATAGATAACCGAATACCTACCGCCGGGCATTTCCGCGTTGCCGCGCCTGATGATTTCGTTCTGGTTGTTGGCCACCATGCGCAACAGCGCCGCCTGGGTAGCCGGTTCTTTTTTCTGGTGCTGTTCCTCGACATATGCCTGCACGATTTCGTCGGCTATGTTCCCCGCTATCTGCTGCCAGCGAGAGGCGGCCATTTTGTGTATCCCCATGTCGGACAGAGTTGCAGGCGGTAACATCGTGTTACTGCCTGTAACTTCAGCAAAACGCCCTTGGGCGCCTTTGTTCTTTTCCATCTCCAGCAAAACACGGCCTAGCGTGTAACCGTATTCGATCCACAGGCGATTGGTTTCCAGGTGTTGCTGGGTGCCTTTGGTGAAATCCTGGGCCGCCTTCAGCAGGCGCTCGCCTTGTATCAGGTCGGGCAAGTCTTCAGCCGTGGCAGTGGCCAGATCTCTAGTGGTATGTATTAGCTCTGGCAAGTTTGGATGTAATTGCTCAGCCATTAGAACGGTATATCCCCGGACTCGTCAGAGCTGGCCCCGTTGCTGTCGTTCCTGGAGCCGACGAAGCTGAAGCGGTCCAGGGTGATGCTATGCTTGGAGCGCTTGCTGCCGTCGTCGGCCTCCCAGGTGCGGAACTTCAGCTTACCCTCCACCAGGATGGGCTTCCCTTTGCTAAAATACTCCAGTACCACCTCGCCTTGTCGGCCCCAGGCATCGACATCGACGAAGCAGACCTCCTCTCGTTTCTCACCGCTGGCCTTATCGGTCCAAGTTTCGCTGACTGCCAGGCCGAAGTTGGTCACGGTGGCCCCGGAAGGTAGTGATCTGATCTCAGGATCGCGGGTTAAGTTACCCATCAATATCGTTTTGTTATAGCTCATATCGTCGCCTCAACCCAGCATCTGGGTCAGCCGTTGTTGGGCCTTGACCGCGCGGGTTGATTTTCCATCGTCTCCCTGTTTCAATTTCCATTTAGTTAAAGCCCGGTTATATAAGTCTGCCATCTCCAGCCGAGCGGTTCGAACATCGGCCTGGAACTGCGGCCGCTCGACCAGCCGGTCCACCTGCTCCGAGTCGGGCCCGAAGGCCTGGAACTGTTTGATCAGCCGCGCCAGCAGATAGTCGATCAGCTCCTGGCGTCGGGCTTGGAATTTATTCACGATGTCCCCCTAGCAGTTCAGCCATCAAGCCGCCGATCCGCTGAGTTCCTTGTTCTGCCTGGTCGATGGTTATGTTGCCGTGGCTTTCGGTCGCCTGCAGGGTGGGAAAGTCGGACTCGGTTAAACCCTGGCGCAGGATTTTGTTCAGCCGGGCCCGATCCTGGCCACTGGCCCGCAGTCCGCAGTCTAAAAATAGGGCTGAAGGCAGGCGCCTAAAGAACCGTTCCATGCGCTGAGCTGGTGTCAGGTCGCCGAACTCGGTCCAGCGGAGTACGAACTGCCGCCCCTTTTCCAGCAGGTCCTGGCTGTCGTCATCGGTTGGGCTGGGGCTGGGTTTCGTCATCTGGGCCAGCATCTGCTGCGTTTTGTCGCGTTGGCGCCGTTGGGTCGCCTGGCCGGTCTTTTTAGCCAGCAGCTCGTCGATCAGGCCTCGGCCCTTGTTAGTCACAAACCAGAGCGGTGTTTTACCTTCCAGATGTTCAGGGTGTTTGAAGGCGGTCGCCAGCATCTCCAGCAGCTCCTGATCCTCGATTTTGGGGTTGGCCGCCTGGCAGTATTGGACCAGTTGTTCCACCTGCTCCGGCTTGGCTGCACTCCCCCGAATTTCACCCCATTGACTAACTATTTTTCCCACCAACAACTCGCCCCCCTGGGCGTAGTTAGTAGTGTAGTTAGTAATATAGTTAGTATAAGACTTAGACATCTGTCGGGATTCCCTTACCGGGCGTGGGTTTGCGCCAGATTGATTCCCCGGTTTTTCGGGATTTCCTCCCGAAAAGTTCGGGATTTCCTCCCCGGTTTCTGGGAGGTTTGTCCCCGGTTTTTCGGGATTTTCTCCCAGATTCTGGGGGTTTTGTCCCGATTTTTCGGCTATAAAATCAGGCTCCAGGATCTCCGTTTTCAGCTCCTCAGCCTCTAGTAGACGATAAACAAAAGTGCCAACGATGCGCTTGTTGTATTTGGTAGTGGCTGGACGAACCCGCACAAATTCCGGGCCGTCGTCGGAGACGTTAAAGGCCTGACGGGCGTCCTCCACCTTACGCGGACTGAGGCCGGTAACTTCGGCCAACTTGTCGTCGGTGAGGAAAACAGTAGTGTTGGAGTTCTTGATCAGGTACTCGCCCAGGGCCATGTAAACCAGTAGCTGGTTCTTGCTCAGTTTGGCCTGTACCATGCGTTTGACAATGTTGAGCGGGTGTCGGCCGAAGCGTCGGGGCTTGGGCTGTTCTGCCTTGACTGTCTGCTCGGTGTTTGCTATCATAAACTTATTGAAGTCTCCTAACCCCGATCACCGTCGGGGTTTTTTATTGCCCGATTTTAGGCCGGGCAGGTATTATAAAAAGACAGCGGGGCCGCCAAAGCGGCCTGGTTGAAAAAATCCCCTAAAAATTATCCTCGTGGTTGAGAAAATTTTGGGGCTTTGTTGTATGCCGGGTGCTAGTAACACCCGGCATTTTTAATGCCAGCATTAAGTGCTAGCCTAATTCTATACTATATCGTCTTTCATTGCAAGTTCGGCCCGTTCCCGTCTTTCCCTGGCCCGTCTCCTCAGCTGGGCGGCCGACCTGGAGTTGCCCTGGAGCTGTTTTCTCTTTGCCTGCAGCACCGGGTTAGGGCGTGAAGACTCACGTTTCTCACGGTTGGCCTGGCTGAGGGCTTCCACCTCGGCCGCATCTACTAAGGTCAGGGCATAGGTGGACGGGTACCGTCTCAGCTTGCCCTCTGAGACCAGGCGCCGAATGTTGGCCCCGGAGCATCCGTATAACTGGGCCGCCTGCTTGACGTTGATCAAATTATTTTCCACGCCTATATTATAACACGCCACCCTTGCAGCGTGCAACACCAAAGCCTTGGACAGGGGGAAAACAAATAAAAAGCAAAAAAGTTCGCTATTATTCTCCTTTACCTTGTTTTACCCTTGCATCGTGCAATGGTAAGCGATATAATAAGCAGCATCACGGGGAAAACCCCCACAACCACAAGGGAGACACAGACATGACCGTACAGCAGTTAATTGAACAATTAGAAGAACTCGACCCACAGGCCGAGGTATTACTGGCCACCCAACCGAGCTGGCCTTTTGAGAATACGATTTGCGATGAGCTGGTTACACTCGACTACCCTAACACGGTTTATATCGCTGAGGCTGGCCAAGTTGGCTACCTCAGCGCCGAAGTTAAAGACGAACTCGAAAACAACGGGAGCTGGGGATAAACCCCCCATTTTAGGAGATAATCATGGCTTACATCAGCCAAGAACATAAGAAAGAATTAGCCCCACGAATTAAATCCATCTGCAAAAAGCATGGAATCAAAGGAACATTGGCCATTAGGCATCACTCCACTCTGGTTTTGAATATCAGTAGCGGGACGGTTGACTTTGGAGACACCTCGACTGTACAACAGATTAACGAGTACCATTACAAAACCCATCTGGAAGATTACAAGCAAGCGGTTAAATTCCTGGACGAAGTATTACCCGCTATGAACTTGGGCAATCACGACCGATCAGATTTGATGACTGATTACTTTGACGTTGGCTGGTATACCAACGTTAATGTTGGCCGATGGGATAAACCCTATCGGAGGGAAGAAATATAATGAACCTGCAACAACTCAAAAAGGCGGCTTCAATTTACCGCGACTGGCTAAAAGAAAGCGGCTCTCACGATGTGGCTATTGGCTTCGTGAAGGATTACACATTAGATAACGGGCTAAGGGTGAGCCAGGAGGACGTTGACTGGATTACAGTCGACGCCTCAGACCGCCCATCCTGGGCCCCCCACTCCTAACACCTATCTGACGAGCTGGCTGACTACCAGCCGAAACGCCGCAAGGCGTCATAGGGAGTCAATCCCAAACTCAAACCACGAGGAAATAAGAATGATTATTTTAGCAGAACAGACAGGCGCGGAACGGTACAACAGGCTTTTCAAGGAACGCATGG